ATAAAGATATTCTAATTGTTGGATTTGGAACTACTACTAGTAATCAAATTATGTTTGATCTTCATATTCCATATGATTCTGAATTAAGGAATACAAGTCGTGTTGCAACTGCAGTAAGTCTTAGTTCTTTGGCTAGTGGTGATTACTTTATTGTTACCAACTCTAATGTTGGTGTTGCAACCACATCTATGATTTCACTTGATGGTTCTGGTACACTTGGAATAGCAACTCATTATGTTGACACTGTTTATAAAGTAACTGCTGCGGTCAGCATATCAACATCAGTTTCTGGTGTGTCTACATATGTTAGAAGAGTTACAGTAGGAGTTGGATCAACTCCAGCTGGTTGGTATGGAACTGTTGGGGTTAGAACTTCTGATTTCTATGGTGATTATAGTTGGGGATTAATTACTTTACCTTCGAGAGCAGGTATAAATTCATTCCAAGCATACAATCAGAATGGAATAGGAGTTGCTCAAAGTAGTTATGTAGTTGGTAATTATGCAGGAGTAGGTCGTCCAGTTGGAATTGTTACTATTCTCCCTGCTACTGGTATACATACTTCTGCTGTGGTTCAAAGGTACAAACCTTTGAAGTATAAAAACTATACGTCTTAATCTTTAATAAATAAAGAAAAATAACTGTCAAATATAATGTCTGCAATTATAACTGATAAGATTAGAATAACAAATGCAGCAAATTTTGCTGCTGGAGTATCTACCGATGCTAAATCATATTACTCTTTTGTAGGATTACCAAACCCTACAGATATTCAGTCTGATTGGGATACAAGTCCTCCAGCTCCTAAAGATAATTTTTCGGAGCAAGCTGATTATTGGGATACTATGATTGCTTTGAAAAAAATCAATGCAGATGATGTTAGGCAGGTTGTACCAAAAAGAGAATGGACATCAGGAACAACATATGATATGTATCGTGGGGATATTAGTAGATCAAACCCTGCTAAAGTTTCTGGTGCTACTAATCTATATTCTGCAACATATTTTGTTCTTAATGAAGACTATAGAGTCTATGAATGTCTTCAGAATGGTACAGATCCAGATAATCCTAATGGCAGACCTTCATTAGATCAACCACTATTTACGGATTTAGAACCTAGAGCAGCTGGTTCGTCTGGTGATGGTTATATTTGGAAATATCTTTATACTATTAAACCAAGTGATATTATAAAATTTCAATCTACTGATTTTATTCCTGTACCAGTAGATTGGGCTACTAGTGCCATTAATGCACCTATAAGAAATAATGCAGTAGATGGTTCTATTAAAATCGCAACTATTACAGATAGGGGTGTTGGTATTGGAACTGCAAATAGGACTTATACAAAAGTTCCTATTAGAGGTGATGGAGATGGTGCAGAGTGTACGGTAATTGTAGATGCTGACCAACAGGTTGACACAATAACTATTTCAAATCAAGGTGGTGGATACACTTATGGTAATGTTGATTTGATTGCTGGTGGAGTTCCTACAGGAACTACTATACCTAAATTTGATGTAATTATATCTCCTCAAGGTGGTCATGGTGCTGATATCTATCAGGAATTGGGTGCCATGAATGTTATGTTATATTCTAGAATTGAAAATGATGTAGAAAATCCTGATTTTATAACAGGAAATCAAATTGCAAGAGTTGGTATCGTTGAAAGTCCATTATCGACTGGACAAGCACTTTTAACTGTTGATAAAGCAAGTGCTTTAAGTGCTGTTAGATTAACAGGAACTGGTTATAGTACAGCAACGTTTACTGCTGATTCTTATTTTGAGCAAACTATTGCAACTGGTACTACTGCTGTTGGTAGAGTTGTAAATTACGATCCAGTTACTGGAGTATTAAAGTATTGGCAAGATAGAACTCTTGCAGGATTTAATACTGTAGGTACTGCACAAACTAATCCAACATGGGGATTTAATTTGCATAATTTTAGTAATTCACCAACTGGAGATGGAAGTTTAACTATTGTACCATCAACTGGTTCTAATTTAGCGATTAACACCGCTTTTACTGGTGTATCTACCTCAATAAATAGTAAAACATATTACCTTGGTCAAGAATTTTCCAATGGTTTATCTGGTCCTGAAGTTAAAAAGTATTCAGGAAATATAATATATGTTGATAATAGACCTGCAATTATTAGGTCTGTGAACCAAAAAGAAGACATTAAAGTCGTGTTGCAATTTTAAAGGACTATGCCACTATCAACAAATCTTAATGTATCGCCATATTTTGACGATTTTTCGGCAGATAATGATTTTGCCAAAGTTCTTTTTAAGCCAGGATATCCAGTACAAGCAAGAGAATTAACTACTTTACAATCCATATTACAAAATCAAATTGAAAAATTTGGTAAACACTTCTTTAAAGAAGGTGCAAAAGTAATTCCAGGAAATATTGGATATAATCAGTTATATCATGGTGTTCAACTTAATAATAATTATCAGGGAGTTCCTGTTGAAGCATATATTGACCAATTAGTTGGATCAACGATTACTGGAACACAATCTGGAGTAACTGCAGTTGTTGATAGGGTATTATTACCTTCAGAATCGGAAAGAGGTCAACTTACTCTTTATCTTCAGTATATTGGATCTAATACATCAAATAATAATACTAAAGAATTTTTAGATGGTGAGGATATATTCGCTAATATTACAATTCTTTCAGGGTTACTTGGAAATGCCACAATAGAAGCAGGTACTCCATTTGCATCAACTTTTCCTGTCAATGCATCAGTAGTTGGTTCTTCTTTCCAAATTGAAGATGGTGTTTATTTCTTTCATGGTCAATTCGTATCGGTACAAAGAGAAACAATTATATTAGATCAGTATACAAATAAGTCTAATTATAGAGTTGGATTATTTGTTACTGAAGAAATAATTAATGCTGATGTAGATGGAGCATTAAATGATAATTCTCAAGGATTTAATAATTATGCTGCTCCAGGTGCTGATAGATTAAAAATTACTGCTGGTTTATTTAAAAAGCGTTTAGGTGATTATATTGATGATGGAGGAGGTGCCCCTTCACCTGCCCCTAGTCCTGTTCTTCCACCTACAGTAGATAATCCTACAACACCTTCTACTGCTGTTCCTGCAGTTCAGGGTCGTCCTAGTGTTGGTGGTAACGTTACTAACATTACTAATGTCACTAATGTAACTCAAGTTGATGTAAATATAGTTCAACAATCTACTAATGTAACTAATGTAACTCAAAATATAACAGTAAATGCACCATCACAAGGTGGTGGTTACTTTGTTGAATTGGCACAAGTACAAAATGGTAATTTAAAAGCAGTAAAAAAACCTGCTGATGATTATAGTAGCAATTTCTTGGAGATTCTTGCCAGAAGAACTTATGCAGAATCTGGAGATTACTATGTAAGACCTTTTACTGTTGTTTTGAAGAATTCCTTAAACAATGGATTAGGTAGTAGAGGAATTTATAATGAAAATCAAATTACTCAAGGTGGATCTACACCATCTGATGGTTTGGGATTATATCAAATTTCTCCAGGTAAAGCTTTTGTTCGTGGATGGGAAATAGAAACAATTAATTCTAGTTTCTTAGATGTAAATAAACCACGTACAACTAGAGTTATTAAGGATCAGCAAATACAGTATAATACAGGTCCAACTTTAACCTTAAATAATGTTTTTAGATCTCCTACTATTGGAATCGGAAATACTTATTATGTAAGTTTAAGGGATTCAAGACTTGGTCCTGATAGAAATACTCTTCCAGGAAAAGAAGTTGGGGTTGCTAGAATATATGATATGAGATTGGAATCAGGATCTTATAGTTTGACTAACGATAGAGTGAATAGATGGGATCTTGCTCTTTATGATGTTCAGACAACTACTGAAATAGCTCTTAATGAAGCAGCTACTCTTACTGTTCCTACCTTTGTTACAGGTCAGAATAGTGGAGCAACAGCTTTTATTAAAGATGCTGTTAGTGCTGGTACAGCAATGACATGTTATGAAGTACAAGGAACCTTTATCACTAATGAAAGTCTTAGTTTTGATACAGATACTAGTATTAATAGAATAGCAGTAGCAGTTACTGCATATGGTTTGCAGGATGTAGATTCTGTATATGGAACTAATAATGGGATTATTGGAATTAATACATTTAGTGCAGATGTAGTACCTTTAACATTATTTACTGTTGGTATTGCCACATTATCACCTGGAGGTGGTGCTAGTGCCATTAGTACCGTTACATCTCCTAATCCTTTGTTTAGAACAAGGGCTAAAGAAGGTATGTTGGTAGAATATACTAATACTGGATTCCCTGATATTCCTGCTAGAGGTAGAGTTGTTACTGTAGGTGCTGGAAATTCTATTACTATAGAAGCAGTTACGAGTGTAACTGGAGTATGTCATGGTGCATTACCAACATCTGCTATTGAAATAACTGATTTAAAATTAGTTGGAGGTAAACCTGCACAATCAACAGACAATACTTTATACACAGTATTACCTAAATTAAATATTGCTACAGTTGATTTAACTGATTCATATATTACTATAAGAAAAACTTATGAAGTTGATATTACTAATAATCAATTTACAGCACAAGTTCAATCTGGTTTAAATGAGACATTTGAATCATTTGATGATGAAAGATATTCCTTAATAAGATCTGATGGAACTACTGAAACTTTAACTTCAGATAAGATGAGTCTTACTGGTGGAGGAACATTATTACAGTTCTTTGATTTAGGATCTAATGATACAGGTGCTCAATTAGTTGCTACTCTTAGAAAAACAAAACCAGTAGCAAAACAAAAAATACTTAATAGAGTTAATTCTATAATAGTTGATAAATCAAGTAATGAATCTTCTGGTATTGGTACAACAACTATTAATGATGGATTGGATTTTGGTAACTACGCATTTGGAACTAAAGTACAGGATAAAGAGATATCTTTAAATCATCCTGATATTGTTAGAATACATGGAATATATGAATCTGCAGATACTAATGATGCTTCATGCCCTAAAGCAATTCTTACTAATATTAAGAGTCAATCAACTACAACATCAGAGTTAATTATAGGTGAAAGATTAACTGGACAGACAAGTGGTGGTATTGCAATTGTTGCTGAAAAATTATCTGATGTGCAAATTGGATATATTCTTAAAAATGATACTCCTTTTGTGGAGGGTGAGACTCTTATTGCATCAGAATCTAGTGTAGAAGCAGTTGCTCTTACTTTAACAGAACCAAGTTTTAATGTAACAAAATCATTTGAGTATAGAAAGGGTCAAGAAACTACTTTTTATGATTATGCGAAAATTATAAGAAAGAATACTACAACTGCACCAGATAAAAGATTAAAGATTTACTTTGAAAGTGCATATTTTGAATCTACTGATAGTGGAGATATTATAACTGTTGATTCTTATAATGTATATAATTATAAAGATATTCCTGTAGTTAATGGGCATCGTGGATCTGATATTATCGATATTAGACCTAGAGTCTCTAATTATACAATTTCTGCGGGTGCTAGATCACCATTGGAATTTTTTGGAAGGAATTTTAAAGTAGATGGGCAAAATGTACCAAATATTTTAGCATCTGATGAAACACTTCAAGCTACATACTCATATTATCTTGGAAGAATTGATAGGATTTTTGTCAATAAGAAAGGAGAATTTATTGTAAAATATGGTGATCCATCTGAGAAACCAGAAAGTCCTGGACCTGTAGATGATGCTTTAGAAATATGTAAAGTAACTTTACCACCATATCTTTTTGATCCTAGTGGAGCTACTCTTAAGTTTAATACTCATAAGAGATTCCAGATGAAGGATATTAAGAAACTGGAAGATAGAATTAAGAGTCTTGAATATTATACAACTCTTTCTATGTTGGAAGTTAATACTGCCAATATGTTTGTTCCAGATGGAGAAGGTCTTAATAAATTCAAGTCTGGATTATTTGTAGATAATTTTACAACATTCTTATCACAAGAGTATGTTGCTGGTGGTATTAAGAATAGTATTGATAGAGAAAGAAAGGAAATGAGACCAAGCCATTTCACAACTTCTGTTGATTTAGTTAATGGTCCAGTAACTAATAATCTCCAAAATACTCAAGATCTATCTACAATAACAATTGAAGGAAGTAACGTCAGAAAAGAATCTGATATTACTATGTTGGATTATACTGAAGTTGAGTATATAACCCAAGCATTTGCTACTAGATCTGAAAGTGTAACTCCATTCCTTATTAGTTTCTGGCAAGGAACTATAGAACTTACTCCAGCATCTGATACTTGGATGGATCAGGTTAGATTAGATCCTAAAACAACTAAACAAGAAGGTAATTTTGCCGAAACCATGAAGAAGGCAGAAGAACAGTTTGATGTTGACCCTCAAACTGGTATGGGTCCAACTATTTGGGGTCCGTGGGAAGAGAACTGGATGGGAACTAAGATGGAGGAGATTAAATCCACCACAACTACCGAAACCAGTGGTATGCTTAATGGATGGCATAATGGTAGGTTCTTTGTAAATGGTCAAGGTCCTTGGAATAATAATATAAAAATTCGTGGTGATTTAACTACAGAAACTATAAAAACAACTACTGAGCAGGAAGTTGAATTTGGAATGAAGTCTGCGATGGGTACACAGACTACTGTTACTGAACAGTGGGATACTATCAATGTTGGAGATAGAATTGTAAGTAGAGACATTGCTGCATATATGAGAGCTAGAAATGTTAGATTTAGTGCTCAAAGAATGAAGCCAAAAACTAGACTTTATGCATTTATGGACGGAGTAGATGTAACTAAGTTCTGTACTCCTAAATTAGTTGAAGTTAGTATGGAAAAAGGTGTTTTCCAAGTTGGTGAGGAAGTTTTTAGTAGAGGTATTGATGGATTCGCTCGTGCAAGAGTAGCTTCTATAAACCATAAAGATGGTCCATTTAATGCTCCAACAGAAACATATTCAAAGAATCCTTATACCAATAGTTCGATGCCAAGTGGATATTCTTCAAGTACTGGTATATTGAATTTGGATCTTTATTCTTTGGCTGATATGGGTCAATCAGGATATTATGGATATATTCAGAGA